ATTGCAAACGCTGGCAGCGTGTATTGCCCGCGCTGTCCCGATGCCGCGTGGTTCTTTGCCAGCCCCTTGTCCACCAGATTCGAAAGGCACGTTTTGACGACATGCGCGGGCAGTCTGGTAGCGGCCGCAAGCTGCCTGTAATCCTGCGGCTTGTCAGTCAGCGCGAGCAGCAATTGCGCGCGGTTCGTGTCGTGCTTCGCGTTCGGATCTGGCCGTACTTTGCGCGGCTTGACGACCTTCGGCGGCACTACCGGCACAACACCAGTCAGCACATAGCGGCCGACGTGCCCCAGCTTTGCTAGATTGCGAATGCGGCCGGAGTTGAGCAGATGATGCAGGCCGTTGTAAGTCGCGTTCTGGCCCAATCCAGTGGCAGCACGCAGATCGCGGATCGTCGTCGGCACTGCGCCGATCAGTGGTAGCAGTTTGTCGTGCGCAGCCTCTCCGGACGGTTTGCGAATTGGCGGCGGCTTAGGCGCGCTGACTGGGCGCGGTTCGGGTACTTCGCCCGGTTCCCAGATGTTCGCCTTCGCTTGCAGCAGCTCGAACCGCTGGCACTCGAGCACGTGGCCGAGGCGTCGGTGGATCGTGCGCGCCTCTGGCGAGGGCTGCAGGACTGATAGCAGCGCGTTCATCAGATCAATCCTTTCTCGCGCGCCGACAGCACCGCGACAACGATCCGCGACGTGCCAAACTTGCGCATAGCGTTGGCGCGGTACACGCGCACAGTGTTCGATGTGATTCCGAGCGTGCGGGCCGTCTCTTTGCAGGACTGGCCGTCCTGAGCGCATTCGAGCACCTGGCGCTCGCGGGGGTGCAGGTTCACGCTGCCTCCGTCAACTGCGCGAACATGCGATCCAGATCCGCCAGGAACTCGCGCGCAGCAGTCTCGACCGCTTCGATTTCCGCCAGCGTCGGCGTCCATTCCTTGATGAACAACTGCCGTGCCGCAGGCATGCGCGGATCAAACGAGACGAAAATCGCGTGCGCTCGCTCAGTGCATGCAAGTTGCGCAAGAATCTGCGGCTTGTGCTGCTCTGGAACTACGCCTGCCAGCAGCCAGCCGATGTGCGTCGTCGTTGTCGGGCACTTGAACTCGACGACGGCATCAGCATCGAGAAACGCATCAGGCGACGCGCCGAAGTGCTCGATTGACGGGTGCAGCACAAACCCGCAGGCGTCGAGCAGATTGCCGGTAGTGGCCTCGAATGCGGATTTCGCCATCGGTTCCTGTTCGATGCCCCAGCGCATCGCGTCATTGACGAAGTGCGGCGCAGCATCGCCCGTCATGCGCTCGGCGAGCAGTTCGATCATCAACTTATTGCGCGATTCGCTCGGCTTGCCTGACTTCAGCATTGCCATTGCGTCGGCCATGCGCGATGCGGTGAGACATCCAACGCGCTGATTGAGCCAGGCTCCGGACCCCTGCGGCGCGAACTCGCTCATTCGATCACCTCGGCATCGACCGGCGCAGCGTTCGCGGATTCGACTTTCGCTTTCAAGTCATCGAGATGCGGGGCCAGCAGAGAACGGGCCGCAGGCGTTGCCGACCGCCAGAACGTAGCGAACTCAGTCCGGCCGGCCTTGGCGGCCTCCTGGGCCGATTCAAGCAGTCCTGGCGGCATATCTGCAGGCGGCGGCGGGACAACATCAGCCGCGCCCATGTCGATCGACTTGCCTTCCATCTCGTCGGCAGTCGGCGACGAACCGATTTCAGGGAATGCCATGCGCAACGCCTGCGCCTGGGCGCACTTGGCAAGTTGCCCATACGGCCGCTTTGCCCACATCGCATTAGGCGCAATCGACTTGTCTTTGCCGCCCTTCACCGCATAGTTTTCGCGCCAGAACTCGCGAGCAGTGAAGTCGGCAATCATGCCGCCAGCCAGCTTGCGCTTGACGGTCACCCGGCACCATTGCGGGTACGTCACCTCGGCGTCGCCGACACGCTCAGTAACATCCGGGCCGAATTCCGGTTCAGTGATACCGGCATACTCGCCGCTGCGGGCCGCTTGCGTGCGGTACAGGCCGATACCCGGCATGACGACATCGCGCATTCCGCCCGCGTTGCGATCCCACATCGGCACGATATGGACAGGTTTTTGCATCGGATCGAGGCCAGCGGCGCGGCAGTAGCCGAGAACCAGTTTGATTGATTCAGGCGCGGCGCCGGGGTACAGGCTCGCACCCAGCACTTTCAGCAGTTCGTGTTCTTGCATCGCGATCTCAGCGCGCGATGTCGTTGTGATGTTGCTCACTGCATTCCCCGGTTAGAGTTGAACGATCAGCAGCGCGGCCACTGCGCACAGCACGGCCCCGACGCACACAGCGCGGTCGCTGACGATTGGCCGCTGATGCGTGCGCTCGCTGAGCCGGAACGCTTCGCTGGCCTCGCGCGGCGTGCGCAGCGACGAATGCGGCTGCGTCATGAAGTTGCGGGTGCGTGCGCCTTGGCTCATACAACCCCCAGAGCCAGCAGAGCCAGCAGAGCCAGCCAAACCGGCGGCACTGCGCCGATCGCGATAACGATCACGGCAGCGCGGCTCATGACCGCACCGCCTTAACCCGCGCATCGCGCACCTTCGCCAGCAGCGCCCGGTGCAGATCGTGCGCAGCCCGCAGCGCGTCGTCGTGGTAGTGGCTGTTATTAGCCGGCGTGCCCATCATCGCGATGCGCTCCATGAGGATGACGAGCCGCGCATCAAGGGCCGGATCGTCCGCGCACATCTGCAGCAGTTCGGAACCGTCGATCTCGACCAGCGCGAGGATTGCGGTTTCGGCCGCTTCTTCTTCGCGCCGCTCGCACTCGTTGTAGCGGGCGATCTGCTCGTGCCGGATCTGCTCGTCGGCGGCCACTCGGTCGTAGTGCGCGCTCATCACGCAGCCTCCGCAACAGCAGCGATGGCAGGCGCCCAGATGCCCGCGTGCGCCTCGATCATGGCAATGGCGGCCATGTATTCGCGCCCGTGGTTGTTGTCGGCATGCTCGGCGACGACAGCAGCGCGGAACGCTTCAAGCGTGTCGAAGAAGCAGCCCGCGCGCACATGCACGCCAGCGTCAGTCAGATACGCCGTCAGGTAGTCGCAACGCGATCCGATAGGGCCGAGCATGAAGACCGGACGCGAACCGACGAGGGCCAAATTCTTGCCATCCGCGCCGCTCAGGTTCGCGCCGCCCAGGTTCGCGCCGTCCAGGTTCGCGCCGTACAGGTTCGCGCCGTCCAGGTCCGCGCCGTCCAGGTTCGCGCCGCCCAGGTCCGCGCCGCCCAGGTTCGCGCCGTACAGGTTCGCGCCGCGCAGGTTCGCGCCGCTCAGGTTCGCGCCGTACAGGTCCGCGCCGCGCAGGTCCGCGCGCTCCTGCACTGCCTGCTTCACAACATCGCGCAGCGTTTCGCCGCCAGCCGAGAACAGCACCTTGCCGTCCCAGCGGTTTTTGATCTCAAAGGTTTGCATGTCGTACTGGGGCTGTGTCATCACGCCACCTCTTTCGCGAGCAGTTCGTTGACCAGATCGCCGGGGGTTTTGCCGTGAGCGCGGATGCAGGCTTGCACGCGGTTCTGTGCGCCGAGCATGTCATCGGCAAACGGGCCGAAGTCGCTGTCGAGTTGCCCGCGGATGACCGCGGCGATTTCGGCGCGGCGGCCCGCGGTTTGGGCGGACTTGGCGGCGCGGGCAGTTTTGGCCGCGGTGGATTTGGCGTGCTTCACAGCGTCCACGGCAATTTGCTTTGCGCCTTCGCACTGGAAGCAGACCGTCCCGCGGGTGAGGTTGAAGCTGTAGTGGCCGGAACCGTTACAGCGGCTGCAAGTGATCTGGATTTGGTTCATCTGCGTCTCCCGGTTCGTTGTCGATGGGATCTACTTTAGCAGACTGAATCATTGGGTCAAGTAGTTTTTAGCAACCTGCAACAAAAAAGCGCCGGAACTGGCGCATGGCATTGCATACCGCGTTTTAGGGTGCTACGATTTGCGCATGACTGATTCAGATCTCATCGACAAAGCAGGCGGAACCAGGGTGGTGGCTGAATTGTGCAAGGTCACCGATGGGGCCGTTAGCCAATGGCGCGAAAACGGCATTCCTGATGCCCGCCGCATGTTTCTGGAGCTTGCGCTCCCGGACGTTTTCAAACAGAAGCCAACGAAAAAGGCGGCTGCCTGATGTCCTACCTCCTGCTCGCATTCCTGGCCGGCACCGCGTTCGGCTACGCGCTGAACACGATCCGAGCACATCGCAACGCCGACCGCGCTGCAATCGAGCGCAGGCTCGCGAACTGGGCCGGCTAATGAGTTCGCTGGCACGCAGTCCGGCAACAGAGCCCACCATGGGTGCTGTCTCCTCCAGTCTGCCCCGAGCAGAAAACTGCGCACCTCGGGATCTCCAATGCTGAACGACGCCAAGCACACCGAGACCCTCAAGGTGTGGCTCACCGAGCGCGAGATCGTCGATCTGATGCGCATCGCGGCCGGCGACCGCCTGCCAGCAGAACGACCTGTTCTCGGCTGCATGAGGATAAAAGCGTGAACGCGCCTCAGCACCCCTACGAACGTTTCCTGCAGTCGCTGCCGGCTCGCATCGACGCGCACGCAGGCAAGCCGCGCGCAACCGTATTCGAGCGTCTGCGTCAGGAATTCCGGGCCGCGTGCCCGAACTCGAGCGCCGGGCAATACGGCCAGGCCATGAAGGCTATCCGCGAGGTGCTGCGATGAACATGGGCGATCGGGTGCGCATCATCTCAGGGCCAGGCGCCGGTCATGAAGGCAACGTAGTTTCGGTGCATGCCGGGTATGTGAAAGTGCGCACGTCCGATTTCGGCGGCGGCGAAGCGTCCCGCGTGATCACAAAGCCCACCCGGTTCGTCCAGCGCGTGCTGGTTTTCCCTGAGTTCCAGGGGCGCCCGTTCCGGCCGTGGGTGCCCCCCAAGGTTCAGGTGCGCACCGGCGGCCTGGACTTCAAAGCGTGCCCCAGCGTCTATTCCGACGGGCAGGGAACCTGATGGCACGAGCCCGCAACATTAAGCCGGCGATCATGGACAACGACGACCTGGCCGAACTCGCGCCGTTGACCCGCCTGCTGTTCATCTACCTCTGGATGCTTGCTGACCGCGAGGGCAGGCTCGAGGACAGGCCGAAACGCATCGCGGCGCAGGCGCTGCCGTTCGACCGCAACGCCGATGCAGGCGCGATGCTCGATGACCTGGCAGCCGCCGGTTTCATCTGCCGATACAGGGTCGACGGCACCGCAATCATCCAGATCACAAACTTCACCAAGCACCAGAATCCGCACCCCCGGGAAGCCCCGTCATTGCTGCCGTCGTACCAAGGCAACACCAAGGCAACGCCTAGGCAAGACCAAGGCAATGCCAAGGACATGCCGAGCCGGGCTGATTCTCTGATTCCTGATTCTCTGATTCCTGATTCCCCTCTCTCTGATTCGGGACAAGAGAGGGCGCAACAAGCCGCCGAAAACCCGCCGGCCGAGGATGCAAACCCCCCTGCTGTCCAGGACAACCCACCGGCGCCGGCTGAAAACCCACCGCCCCCACCACCCCAGCCGGAAGACCCCGAGCCCCGATCGCCTCGAGGCACGCGTCTGCAACTCGAGGACATGCCCGACGAGTACCAGGCGTTCTGCCGGCAGGCCAGGCCAGACCTGAGCCCTGCGGCAACCTGGGATCGATTCCGGGACCACTGGGCCGCCAAGCCCGGCAAGGACGGGGTGAAGCTAGACTGGGCGGCCACCTGGCGCAACTGGGTTCGCGGCGAGCGAGCTATGCCGCAGCCCCGCGCCTCACCGCCGCCGAGCCGTCATTCCGCCGTCATTGCCGATCTCACCGGGCGTCAACCGCGCCCCCCGCAGCCCCAACCGGACACCATCGATGTCGAACCCCGCACCATTGCCGAGCGCCTGGGTTGATCGCCTGTTTTCGCGGTTCGTCGCAATGTACGGATCGCAGAAAGTCGGCGCCATGTGGGCGGACGCGGACCGTGACGAGGTGAAGGGCGTGTGGGCCGACGCGCTTGGCCGATACACCGGCGAGACGATCGCTGCCGCCGTGCGCGGGCTGATCGATTCCGGCTCGCAGTGGCCGCCCACGCTGCCCGAGTTCTCGGAAGCGTGCCGCGTGGCTGCGGTGAACCGGCGCGATCAGGCGCTTGCCCTGGCGGCGCCTGGCGGCACCGTGACGACGCGCGAGGAAGCGGCCGAGATCCTCGCAAAGATCGGCTATCAGGCACCAGCCAAGCCGAAGGTCGATCCGAAAGCCTGGGCACATCGGATTCTTGCCCGTGCTGCTGCTGGCGATCAGTCGCTCGCCCTTGAATCGATCCGCATGGCCGAGCGCGCAATCAAAGCGAAGGACGCAGCATGAGCAAACGCCCGTACCAGTTCAAGGTGTATCAGTTTCATTCGATATGGGGCTGGTCTCTTCAC